ATGGTCGACGGCATTGCCAGCTTTGATCAGGTCTTGAGCAAGATGCAAAAGGATGCGTTGACCAACGCCAAGTTGGGTGCCCAATCAGTTGCCAAGCCAAAAACCTCCCGCTTGGCTCAAGCCCGAACTGAGCTAGGAATTTTGTAATTTGGACTGCTCAGGAGTTGCTCCGTTGAGCGCCTCCAGTCCGAACGGCGACCCGTAGGTCGCACCTCTGATGCGCGACTTGCTTGCGCAATCTTTCAATCTGCTCAATCTGTCTAATCTGTTTAATCCCGCCACCCAAGAGGTGGCTTTTTTACGTCTGGAGAAACCCAAATGAGTAAGCAATTACGCGAGCTTCAAGCCCGCAAGTCTGATCTTGTCAAAGAGGCTCGGGCCTTGACCGATATCGCAGCCCAAGAGGACCGTGATCTGTCGGATGAAGATGTCCTCAAATTCAATGCCCTTAAAAGCCGAATCGAAGCGACTTCAGCTGCGATTGATCGCGAGTCGGCCTTGATTTCTGAAGAGGTGCAGATGGGCACCCATTTCGGTTCAGGCTCGGGCTTGGGCTCAGGTTCAGGCTCGAGCTTAGGTGCGGGCTACAGCGGTATGTTGGTCAGCGACAACCGTGAGCTCGATCCGAAACACGGCTTTCAAAGCCTGGGTGACTTTCTGCAAAACGTCTGCCATGCGCAAAAGCCCGGCAACCCGATTGACGATCGCCTGCTGATTGGAAGTGGGCGTGGTGCCGCGGCCCCTGCCTCCTTTGGCAGCGAAGGCTCGGGCCAAGACGGTGGATTTTTTGTGCCACCCCAGTTCTCCAAGGAGATTTTTCAGCTGTCTTTGGGCGAAGACTCGCTGCTGCCACTCACCGATAACGTGGAGATCAGCGGTAACACCATGGCGTTTCCCAAGGATGAAACCACGCCCTGGGGCACCAACGGCATTCGCGCTTACTGGCAAGGCGAAGCGGCACCTTCGGTCACAACCAAGCCGGTGCTGGGACTCTCGACTTTGAGGCTTAAAAAGTTGATGGCCCTGGTGCCCACGACCGACGAGTTGCTCGAAGACGCTAATGCCCTGTCAACCTATCTTCCAGAAAAGATTGCGCTTTCCATTCGCTGGAAAACCAATGAATCTATTCTTTTTGGCTCGGGCTCTGGCGTACCGGTAGGCGCGCTCAATGCTGGCGCTACGGTCAGCGTAGCCAAGGAGACAGGACAGGCAACGCAAACACTGCTTCCGCAGAACTTGGCCAAGATGATTGCGCGTCTGCCTAACGGATCGTTTGCCAATTCAGTGTGGATCGTCAACAACGATGTGCTCCCAGCGTTGTTCACCCTGACCTTGGGTAACTACCCGATCTACTTGCCTACCGGGTTGAACGTCGGCGGCATTCAGACATCGCCCTACGGCACGCTGCTGGGTCGCCCGGTGTTTGTGTCTCAGCACGCCAACACCTTCTCCGCCCAGGGGGACATTTTGCTGGTGGACCTGAAGTACTACCAGACGATCACCAAGTCTGGCGGAATGCAGACAGCAACGTCCATGCATTTGTACTTTGACGCCGATCTCACGGCGTTTCGAACCACCTTTCGCATGGATGGCCAATCGAAGATTTCCACGGCCATCACGCCCGCCAAAGGCAGCACCACGATGTCGCCATTTATTCAACTTGGCGCTCGCTGAGCCCTACGACTTCAAAGGAGAAAACACATGTTTTCCAATGCAAAAGGCAGTGAGCTGCTTTCAGTCCTTGCCACTCTCGATCCTGCCTCACAGGCCGTGGGCGCAGCCAGTACAGCCTGGGTGCCAGTTGCCAGCTACTTTGGTCTCTTGGCGATCGTGCAAACCGGGGTGCTGGGCACCTCGGCCACGGTCGACGCCAAGGTGCAGCAAGCGCTGGACAGCTCAGGCACGGGCGCCAAAGACATCGGCGGCAAAGCGATCACCCAGATCGTTAAAGCCACGGGTGACAACAAACAGGTGCTCGTCAACGTCAAGCCAGAAGAGCTCGACACCGTGAACGGCTTTGGTTTTGTGCGCGTCACAGTGACCGTTGGCGTGGCCGCCAGCGTCACCTCGGCCCAGCTGCTTGGGGTCAACCCCCGCTATGCACCGGCAGAGGTGGGCAATCAGGCCGCTGTGGTTCAGGTGATCTAAATGCCATTGCAACTCGTCACCCCATCTTTAGAGGAGCCGGTGTCCCTGTGGGAAGCCAAACTCCATCTGCGGGTGGACTTTGACGAGGATGACACGCTCATTGCGTCCCTCATCACGGCGGCCAGGCAAGCAGCCGAGACCCTGACCGGCAGGCAGTTTGTGACTGCCCGCTGGAAGATGGTTTTGGACAGCTTTCCCGGCCCCAGTCTGATGGGCGTTCCTGCGGGTCAGTCTTTTAGTTTGCCGGGGCACGCCGTGCTCCTGCCCAAGTGTCCAGTGCAGTCGGTGATTGCCATCAACTACCTAGACATGGGCGGCGCGCTGCAAACGATGCCCGCTTCGAGCTATACGGTGGACGCGGCTTGTGAGCCTGCGCGCATCACCCCGGTGTTTGGTCAGATCTGGCCACCTACCTTGCCGCAGATCGGCTCGGTTGGCGTGATTTTTGATGCTGGTTATGGATCCGCAAGCGATGTGCCTGCCGGGATCAAGAGTTGGATCAAGTTGCGCGTGGGAAGTCTTTACAGCCACCGAGAAGAAATGGCCACGCTTTCCCGGGGGCGCATCGACCCATTGCCATTCGTGGATGGTTTACTGGACGGTTACCGGGTGAGCTTCATATGACAGCGATCAGCGCAGGACAGCTCAATCGCCGCATTCAGATTCAAATTCCTACGGTTACCAAAGACTCCCTTGGTGCGCCTGTGCAGGCTTGGGCGCATTTGGCAACGCTCTGGTCAGACATTCAGCCGATATCGGGCCGTGAGGCGCGCATCGCTGATCGTGTTGAAGCTGAGGTCACCCACCAGATCACTGTGAGGTACCAGCCTGCTTTTGACGACCCTAAAAAAGTGGCTCAGATGCGGGTTTTGTATCGGGGAAGAGTTTTTTCGATCCATGGCGCGCTCAATGATGACGAGGCCAATGTCGCGGTCATATTGCTCGCGACCGAGGGACTGCGGGATGGCTAAGGCTCAAACAGTTCACATCGAAGGCCTTGCTGAACTCGATCGCGCGCTTAGGGAGTTGCCCATTCGCATTGCCAACCGAGGTCTGAGAGCTTCGGTCTACGCGGGCGCAAAAGTCATTCGTGATGAAGCCCGGGCTCGGGCACCAAAGGCTGCGCAGTCCCTGGGGCCCAAGCAGCCGCCACCTGGAACGCTTAAGCGTTCGGTGATCATGAAGCACATTCGGGAGCTTTCCAGTGGTGGCCGTCAGACGTTTTACGTGATGGTGCGCCATGGCAAAAAGTACCAAAAACAAGGCAAGCGCGGGACTCTCTCGCAAGACGCTTGGTATTGGCGTTTCTTGGAGTTTGGCACCCGAAAAATGGCAGCCAGACCTTTTCTTCGACCGGCGCTTGAATCGCGTCGCAGTCAAGCAGTCGATGCAATCAAGGAGCGCCTGCGCCAGCGAATCGAGATCGAAGCGACTGCGCTCAAAAGGTCCTAGCAATGCAAGAGTTCTTCGAGGCCATCAAACATTTGGCAGCAGGCGAGGTCTACGCCGTAGTCGCGCCACCAGACGCGCAGTACCCAACGCTGGTCTACACGCCAGTCGATCAGTCAAGCGTCATCTCGTTGGATGGACCCAGTCCCATGAGGCGCTCGCGCGTTCAGCTCGACGCCTATGCACGATCGCTAGAGGTCTGCGAGCAATTGCAAGAGCAGGTCTTGGCTGCCGTGCTGGCAGACATACATACGGTGGCCGATGTGCGCATGGGCTTGACCGAATTTGACGAACAAGCGCGGATTTATCGCGTTTGTGTGGACTTCACCTACTACCGCTAGTCGCAAGGGGTGCGGCTCTTTTTTTCTTTAGTTTTTCTCTTCTGGTTTTCTCTTTTTTAGATCTTTTGGAGGTCATTTATGCCCAGTACTGCCATCACCGCCCAAGGCATCATCATTGCCCGTTTTGGAGACACTGCTTTTGAAACCATCCCGAACGTGGTTTCCTTTCAAGGCCCCGGCGGCCAGGCATCGGTCATCGACGTCACCAACCTGACTTCGACGGCTAAGGAAAAGCGAGTCGGTCTTCGCGATGAGGGCCAGCTGTCTTTGAGCCTGCACTTCGACCCGGACGACACGGTGCACCTGGGCTTGCGCTTGGACCGTTCAAACCGCGCTCGTCGGCAATACAAGA